CTTATTTCCGGCGGTAGCAGACGCCAACTGGGACATGGCCACAGCGGTGGACTCGCCGAACTTGCTGACCGCCGACACCTTGTAGTCGTAGGCACCCACGTCGCCAGCCGTCCAGAACGAGAGTTCCGCGCCACCGAGGGACACTGTAGCCGGAGCGGTGTTCTGGGTGGGAACAGTCGGAGCGCCAGCAATGGCCGAACCCGTGGTGAGGCTTACCGCCCCTTCTTGGATGAACACGTCATCCACGAGTTCGAGTTCGCCGAACGGGGTGGGGTACTTGTTGAACACCGCCCCTCCGAGGGTGTTGCCGGTGTTGAAGCGGATGCGGTCGCGGAGAAGGTTCTGGACATCCTGCATGACCATGGTGCTGGTGAGCAGGAGCGACGCCTTGCCGTACTTGTCGCGGATGACGCGAGCGCCCTCGTTCATCTTCTTCTCGAACTCGGCGCTGTCGGCTGACGCTCCCCGGATGTCGAGGATGTTATCGGCGACGGGCGTGCCGTAAGTGGCGATGTTGCCAGCCGCGTTATTGATCTGCTGGACGATGCCCTTGGGCTGTTCGGCCACGATGGCGTCGTCCCCATAGAACATGGCCTTCTCGACTTCGCGGATGATCCACAACGCACCGGCGTTCTGCTCGATGGTCATGGCATTCTCGATCATGTTCGAGAGGGTGGCCTGAAGGGTGGCCTTGCGGAGAGTCTGCAAGTACTTTGCAGTCTCGTACACGCGGGAGATGGTCTGATCCTTCTCGAAGGAGGTGCCGCCCTCGGCGACCCACGCGCCGTCGGAGTCGCCTACGGACGTGCGCTTGTCCCACTGGTGGACGGGAGAAGAGATCGGCTTTTTCTTGATCCTCTGGAAGAGGCGGGCCTCGTCCTGCGACCACAGGACGTTGACGAGCGTGTTTTCCAGCGACTCGGGGATGAGGGCGCGGCCTCCGGTGAACGCACCGGCATCCACGCCGGAACCGGCAGATAGTGCTTTCTGGAGGTTTTCCAGAACATCCATGTTCCCGAAATCGCCGTGTCCCACGAAGTTCGCGGGATAGTTGGACGACAGTTCAGCAGGGTTCATTATTTTTCCTCCCTGAGCAGTGCCACGACCTTCTGGTCGAGACGGTCATTGACCTTTCCCAGAAGACCCTTGTTGATCCGGCCTTCGATGTTCCCGGCCTCCATCAGATCGACCTTTCCCGTCTTCACCCAGTCCCGGCTCTTCTCAAGCACGAAGCGGGTATCGACTTCGGCGGTCTCTCCGGCGAAACGGGCCTTTTCGAGGCGACGGATGGAACCGGACGCCACGGGAATCCCGCCAATCGTCTTGACCATGTCCCGGGTGGACTTCTGGAGATCGGACGAGGCGACAGTGGCGGCACCGATGCTCTTCGTGAGCTTCTCGACGCGCACCACCCGGTTGACGATTTTGGACAGGCTCTCGTCCATGGCCTTGGCGAACTGGAGAAGGAACGGCTCTACGTCCATGGCCGCCGCCGCTTCCGGGTCTTCCCTGAGCATGTCCTCGACGGATTTATTCATCTTTTTCGGGGGGCCGAAGTTCTTGCCCTTGTCCTTGGGCGGAGCTTCGTCGCCCTCATCTTCGTCTTCGTCTTCCACTTCGGAATCTTCCACTTCGGAATCTTCGGAAGTGTCCTCGGAATCGTCGTCCTCGTCCTTGGCTTTGCGTAGCGTGGACGAAGGAGTCAACGATTTTCGGAGGTCGTCGATAGCATCGTTGAATCCTTTTTCGATGTCGAGGTCATCTTCGAGCAGACCCTCGTTCTTGGTTCCCATAAGAAACCCTCCTATTGTCTATCGTCGCCCAGCCCAACGACGTTGGGCAACTTTCGGGCAATGTAGTTTATGATCCGAGAGGCAGTATTGCCCTCGAACCCACGGTCATAGACGAAGTTCAGCATGTCGTTGTAGCTGGAGACCCTTCCGTCCCGAACCGCCTGCAACAGACTGCTGAACATACTGCGAATGTCCTTCATGTCCACCATGGACGTGTCACTGCCCTGAAGGCTCTCGTGCGAAAGCGCCCTGCCCCCCGAGAATGCGGCGGCGTCTACGCCTCCCCCGGCGGTAAGAGCCTTGGCAAAGGCCGCGAACGGTACAATCTGCACCTGCCCGAGCGTGGCGTCGTTCACGGGCTTGTGGGTCAGGGCGGTTTCGTCCCACACCACCTGCTTGATTACGGATTCGGCCTTTTGAAGGATGCCGCCCCCGATGGACGCCCCGATCCTTCTCGCGCCGCTTTGGATATTCTTCCACACCTTCTGTGCGATGTCGTTTGATTTATACAGGAAGCCCTTCACCAAGGTCTCTCCCTTGGTGGTGAACTTCACGTCGAGCGGTTCCCCGATGATGAATCCGGGGTCGTTGGTGACCTTGTGCTTGTGATCCCACGAAATCACCCCGTGGGTGAGAAAATAGTCTGCCGCCTTTTTCAAGGCAGACGCTTCCACCTTCTCCCCATCCTGATCCTGCATCTCGTTCGATGCCTGAAGGTAGATGATCCACTTGCCATCCTCTTCAGCTCCCTTGATTAAGACGCTTTCAAGGGGAGTGTAGAACGGGTTGGTCATTTGTTCCATGCGCCGGTCGTCCATAGCGTCCCCCTTCTCAAAAAATTAGAACCCACCACTCCCGGTAGACTGCCAGTCCGAGGGAATGATGGGTTCTATGACCTCTGAACTTTCATTATAGCATGAGAAGTGCGTTTGACACAAGCAAGGTTCCGCAACTGCGGCACTTTACCTCGATCAGCGATTTCTCCAAGTTCAAGCCCTTGAAAAGGAGCGCATGGCATGCCCCGCACCGGAACTCGTCCAGCTCGCCCTTCACCAGCACAAGCCGCATGTGATCGGGCATGGCCTTGTGTACAGATGCGACAAGGTGTGCCATGTTCTTGTAGATGGCCATGATATAGGCGTAGTCATCCGCATGTCCCTCTTCGGTGGCACGGGATTTCGCCTGTATCCATTTGGCTTCGTCAATGGGCTTTCCCAGCACATCGCCACGGGGCATGACCACTCCTTAAAATAGGCCGGGATGCAGGTTCTTGAAATCCTGAAAATCAGGTGGGGCCATCTGGTGGGCGGCAACGTACACTATGGCCGCCGCCAGCTTGTCCAGAGTCAACGGAGCCTTGATGGCCTCCATTTCCGTTTTCTTGGCTTCGACCGCGACCTTGGGGGCCGGGGCTTCTGGGGTCAATTCCGCACTCTCGATCTTTCCTTCGCCAGCAGTGATCGCCATTTATGGCCTCCTAAAAACTAAAATAAGTATATCACGGATTTGCGATATACCGCCTCTACACGACAGTCTCTTCCTTCCGGCGTTTCATTTCCTTGCCCTTCTCTCTAGCCTGATCCATTGCGGCCCGGAACTTGTCGTCCCATGCCTCGAATCCGGGGATATGCTTCACCCATGTACACATGCAGTTCTTAACAATTACCCCGTTGCAAGTATATAATCCATACATCTCATCTTGAAGGTCGTAAACATGCCCACTAAAATGTTGTCTAACAAGCCCGGTTACCCTACTCGGAACAACAAAACTACCGGAGTTCGCTATGGTAGCCTCCCTCAAAGCATCATTGACAGGTACATCGCAGGAGAATCTTTGGATAAACTCGCCACTGAGATTGGAATGAGCAGGAATGCCTTGCATTACCGATTCAACAAAATTGGAATCCACCTCAGAGGATGCAAAGAAGCCCATCAAATTAGACTTGATAGGATGAGCCAAGAAGAACGTAATCAGATGGCTAAGAAGGCGCAAGATGTATGGCGGGGTACAACCGTACCCTTGGAGAAATTGGAAAGACGTGCTAAACTTCTTGAGCAAAACGCCCGAATTGAAAACCAAAGTATTGCCGAGCAACATTTCATAAAAATCTTTAAGAAAAACGGTCTTGAAATAATCCCACAAAAAGCTATTAGTAAATACAATATCGACATCGCTATTAAAGAACCTCCCATCGCCATAGAAATCTTCACTGGCAACTTCCATAATGGAGGGGGGTCTGCTCGAAGAATGCCTGACCGATGCAAAAAGATTCTCGACGAGGGTTGGTCGTTGGTAATTATCTGGGTTTACCAGCTTATGCAACCCATCGGGGTTGGGGCTTACAAATATATCACTACCTTGAGTGAGGAACTTCGCCGCAACAAACCCGTTAGGGGTGAGTACCGGGTGATTTTCGGTGACGGTAACCCTGTGCCTGCTTGCCGTACATATTTCAATGACGAAGCCTTCATAAAAAGCCTTGGTGACCGCTCCTAACTCATTGGTGGCTACCAACTGACCACCGGTCACACAATGCGGGTGTTGAGTCCCGGCGCTCACCCACCAGTTGGCGCGCTTCCGTCCAAAATTGGTCTTTCCCGGCCATATAGCGGTATACGGAACGCCGCCGATGTCCACGGAATCCATGCCGGAGAGCGGATCGGAAAGAAGAACCACTATCTTTCCGTTTACCTCTTGCCTGCACCATGGACAGGCAGAACCGCTCGATATCCCCTTCATGTATATCACTTCGTCCCGGTCTGTCTTTCTCTCCAATTCGGTGATGAGCTGGCCGTTGTTCGTGGCGTTGCCTATCTCGGTATCGGCAATGCGCCTCCAGTCCCGGTTCATGTTGCCAAAACGCTCGTACAAGGACTCCTCAAGCTGTCGATGGTCGTACCTGAGCTTGATGGCGCTCTGGAGGGTGTCATGGATGGCCTTGAACTGGGTCTGGGTAAGCTCCACGATCATGGCACCGGCTTCCTGCTGTGCAAACGCCACGGTATTGACCCACTCCGGCCCCGTCAAGGTGGCCATGGCGGCGTTGACCGCCGGTTTCAGGCTCTTGTACGCCGCCATGAGCTGTTTGTCCAAGGGCAACCCCTTGATGATCTTCCCAAGGGATAGGGCGTGCAGGGCGATCCGCTCGTCCTCCCCGGAATAGATGAAATTGAACGCCTTCAAGATGTCGCGCTTGATTATCATCCAATCGGCGTTGCTCAAGGGCTTGCCGCTCTTGGGGTTGATGAATATCCGGCCATTCAACAGGAAAGGGGAAGGGGCTTTTGCCTTGGAAACCGCAATCCATGTCCCGCATATCGTCTCGAAAAGCTGTAAAAGCAGTCCTTCCACCCTGTCCTTGCTGAGTTTTTGCAGTTCCCGTACCGCCCGGAACGGGGAAACCTCCCCTTGCTGAAGCTCTGAATCGTACCCCAAAGCCTTGGTAAGGGCGTCTATTCCGGCCTCGTATTTGGCCCCGGTCTTGACATGAATATCCTGAATTTCTAATAGAAATGTTTTTTCTTCTGGACGCGCACACTGGTCACACATTATGCCGCCCCTTTCCTGCCCGGTATGTACTCCAGTTTCTCCAGATGCCGGGATGGTTTGGCACATCTTTTCTGACGTGTTCCTTGGCCGCGTACGGATCGGCGTTCATAAACCTGACCAGTTCATCGTCGGGTAATTCCCGCCCTTGCTTCGCGCACCACTCCTTGAACTTGTCGCCCTCCCCTACCAGTTCCCCGCCGTAATCCACCGAGGCATGGGAAATAAGATCGTCAAGCTCTTGCGGGGTCTTTCCGTCTATGCCGTTCTTCACGATGAAGTTCTGCGACCTGTCCGAAGTTATCCTTTCCGCTTGAAGCTCCGACAACTGGCCCATGTATTTCAGGTCTACGCCCACGATGGGCATCTCCGCTATGGTCTTCACTTTGCACCTGCCTTGTCAAGGAATGCGGCGTACCCTTTGGAGTTCTCCATGCGGAAAATGAAATTGTTGCGTGTTCGGACGCTCTTAATATGGTGCATCAGGAACGCCTTTGCAAACGCATAAGGAAGTTTTATCTCCACCTTCGCAGTGGCGCTTGTGCGGTACCGCGTCTTGTTCGATTGCTTTACCCGGAGAAGAAGGGAATCTCCCAGATACCGGAGGTGCATGTCCTCGGCCTTCACCGGCATCGTCCACGCTTTCTTGGCGCTCAGTTTTCCGTACACCAGCTTGGCCGTGCCGTTGGCCAGCATGGCACGGACGTGCGGGGTCTCCAGCGCGCCGGTCACTGTCCAGCCGCCCACCCTCTTTTTCGCCACCGCAACGGCAGTGGGTTTCAACAACGGCAATTCCGTGGAAATGACATCTCCGCGCCCGGTCTTTCCGGTCACCCCCACCTGACTGCGGTAGTACTCCTTCCCGGTCTTGCTCGTCACCTTTACCTGCATCTTGGCCCGCGTAGACTCCACATGGATCGCCTTGACCTTCACCAAGGCGTGGCCGATAAGATGCAAGGCGGCCTGCCTATCCTCGTGCGTACCGGGGGAGGTATTGATGGTGTCGTACATATCCTTGTAAATCTTGTGCGCGGTCTCGGGAGGGCCGTTCTTCAGCTTGGACACCAAGGAATTGAAATCGGTGACACCATGACGCGATAGGACATCGGCCACCACGTTCCCCATGTT